ATTCGGAAGCATTGGATGGCCTTATGCGCTGCGTTCGGTGCCGCCGCTGCTGTCGCGTACGGCGCGAGGCGCCTCATGGACAATGGCGAAATTTCCCCAGAGGCGGCCCATGCTATGTACGACTCTGGAGGTAAGGCGCGTCGGTTCGTACGTCCGTTTAAGGTGGTCCGCATACGCGCCATTGCCGTGTCCAACGGCATTATGAGGCCCCAGGCTGGTCCCGTCCCCGTTGCGGAGGAGGACATCGAAGGTCGCATACGCCGTAACGTGATTGAGATCGTCATCCACCCAGAGGGCTGTGTACCGACGCGACAATACCTTCTGTACCTGTTGGGTAGCCGGGACGGGTTTGCTCCCGCCGTGACCATGAGCCACTCGTTCCTTGGCCTCCCAGAACACAGTGATCCTGAAACTGGCATCTCGCGTGAGGGCATGGTGACGTTCATCGTTCGTGGTAAAGAGCATGTGTTCCCACTGTCATCCATTCGTATGTGGCGGTCGGGTAGCACCGAGGAGGGCTCTAGCACCTGCAATGATTACCTGTTCCTGGAAGCCCCCGATTGCGGCATCCCACGTTCGGGGATCGAGCCTTTCCTGGTACCGGATTCCCACATTGGCGGGACTTACCATGGCCGCATAATCTTCCCCGATGATACCCACGACTTGGGGCGTGTCCACTTGCGTGGCAAGATAACATACCCCATGACTGCCGGGTCTGTTACGCACATCATGCATGCTGATTACGCTCTACAGGGTGCTAATCCCACGGAGCCAGGAATGTGTGGTGCCCCGTATTTCGACGTTGTCACGAAACGCGTGTTCGGCATTCATTGCGCCGGCAGCGCCCACGCAGGTTATGGCGTTCCGATAACGTCTGACATGTTGAATGTGGTGCCGGGGTTCAATGAAATTAAGGCGCAGTCCGCTTATGTCAACCCCATCGTCCCACGGTGCCCGGCATTTCCTGCCACTGACTTCTTCCCTGGCGTTAAGCCGAAGAGCACAGTACGTCGCACTGAGTTGGCCCCAGTACCGACCCACTCTGAGATAGCAGCCCGAGCTGCCTCGGAGGGTGTGGTCCTCAAGGAGGCCGTTTTGCCCAGATTTCCCGGCACTGCCAAAGACCTATACGATGGTATTGACAAGCCGGCCACAGTGTTGGACCCTGCGGAGATTGAGTTTGGTGCGGAGTTGGCCGAAGAGCTGTACGGCAAGACCACGTATCCTCGTCAGACGCTCCTTGAAGCCATCAGGGAATCGCCTAAGGATACTTCTCCAGGTCCCCCCTGGTGTTTCTCTAACTATCACCAGAAGGCCGACTTGTTTAATGCGGATGGTACCCCCAAACCTGAGCTCCTTAAGAGCATGCACATGCTCAATGATTGGTTGGAGGGTGCTGACAATGGCTACAATCCCGCCGCGTTACACAAGGAGAAGGACGAGCTAGCCAAGCCTGGCAAGAAACCGCGTGACATTGTCATAGTCCCCACAGAGATCAATCTCGCTCTGCAGATGGTTTTCGGGAATTGGAGGAGGTCCCTTATTGAGAATAATGCAGGGATGACCGATGCGTCACACTTCGCATGCGGCATAAATCCCTATTCTCAAGGATGGAAACGTATCCACCGCCGGTTCTTCAGGCGGAAGTGGCGGAAAATGGCTAGTGATTGTCGGAAGCTTGACCGCAACATCACGGCCGATAAGATGGCTTTGTTCTTCGATCAAGTGGCTAGCCTCATTGAAGACCCACTTCCCGGAGAAATCCCATTCAACCCGTCCAAGCTGGGCCGCCTGCTCATCGTACTATCTCGCATTGTGGACGACATGATATATTTAGTCGACATGGGCAATCCGTCAGGCAACTATCTCACGGTGCAGATCAATGATTTTGCAGTCGCCCTGGATTTATGCATTGCCATGCGGAACATTCTCATTCGAGCTAGAAAACCTCATGCGCTCGCCAACGTGTTGTCGCAGTTGGATTGGATTTCCTTTGGCGACGACACGTTGGTTAACATCGATCCGGAGAGTGGGGCCCTCCCCGGTGAGCTGCAGGTTGAGGCCAGCAAGTACGGTACCGAGTACACTTGGGACGACAAGTTAGATCACCCCCCGGACTATGAACCTGAAGAGAGTGAGATCACCTTTCTAAAGAGGTCATTCGTCCCCCTCGGTCCCAT